CGTCAAATTGGCAACACACGCCCGAATGGTCCGACGAACAGGTCGAGAATTTTGAAACATACGGTTGGTTTGAGACAGGCTTCGGCGTTTTATGCCGCGGTCTTTTGGTGGTCGATGTTGACGAACGCAATGGCGGCGATATTGGCCTTGAAAAGCTGATTCAAGACTTTCCAGAGATTGCGGGCTGCGGTTTTGTCGTTCGCACAGGATCGGGTGGCAAGTCGCGCCATTATTACTTTAAAGCACCTGATGGCGTGTCGCTCATGGGCAAGCTGGACGGTTACAAAGGCATCGATTTCAAGTCGTCAGGTTATGTCGTCGGCGCAGGTTCTTTGCACAGATCGGGCAAACACTACGAGGCCGTGATCGGCACGCCAGACGACATTGACGATGCACCTGCGGATCTTATCGCCAAACTCACCAAGCCAGAGCGACACCGCGCTGAACTAAATGGCCGCGCTGTTGATGTGTCGCACGCTGACATTGCCGACATGTTGTCTCATGTCGATCCAGATGCCGATTATGACATTTGGAACAGGTGCGGCATGGCCGTGCATGACGCCACAGGCGGCACAGGTTTTGAGGTTTGGGACGCTTGGTCACAACAGGGCAGCAAATACGACGAAACACGCATGGAGACGCATTGGCGATCTTTTGGCAAAAGCGCAAATCCGGTCACGCTTGGCACCTTGGTTCACCACGCGGAACAAGGTGGCTGGAAACAGCCGGTCACGTTCGGAGGCGAGCCGCCTAAGTTTGATTTTCCCGATGATGATCATCCAGAAGCCGCCGAGGATGTGCGCGCTGATGGCCTGCCCTTGGACATTGCTGGCGTTGACCTTAACCGCCCGCCGGGCTTTGCTGGTGACGTTGCAGCATGGGTCGAGGGCCAAAGCCGCCGGCCGCGCTTGATCATATCCGTGGCCACTGCGCTGCACAGTCTCGGCAATGCTTTCGGGCTGCATTACACCGACGACCGCGACGGCGTGAACACCAATCTATTTACGTTCTGCGTGGCTGGATCGCGTACAGGCAAAGAGGCAATTCAGCAGGCCAGCCACACGATCCATAAGGCTGCGCATCTATCGGCGGCGGTTCACGGCGCAATCAAGTCAGAGCAAGAAATCACCCGCAACCTAACAAGGCATCAGGCCGCGCTTTACGTTGTCGATGAAGTAGGCATTCTATTGCAAAAGATCCAGAACGCGCAAAAGAAGGGCGGTGCTGTTTATCTTGATGGCGTCATTGGCCTTTTAATGGCGGCCTATTCAAAAGCGGACGGGTTTTTGCCATTGTCTGGCGATGCCAAAGAAGAACAGCGTGCAGCCTTAGAAAAGCAGCTTGCGGCGGTCATGAAGCGCATCGAGGAAAACGACGCCAAGGCAAGCGACGCTGGCAAGCGAGAGGCATTTGAACGCGCATTGCGGATGATCGATCAGGGCCTAGAAAAGCCGTTTCTGTCGATGATGGGATTTACCACGCCTGTGACGTTTGATCAGCTTGTGGACTATCAGAGCGCCACCAATGGCTTTATTGGCCGGGCCTTGATATTCAACGAACGCGACACTGCACCTCGATCAAAAAAGCGGTTTCGCAAGGTCGAAATGAGCGCCGCAATGGCCGCCACAATTGGCCAGCTTGCCGACGCTGGGTGCATGGATCAGAACGACAGCGGGCGCGTTGAATACTACGGCGCGCGCGTTGAAATTCCGACTGACGACGCGGCGCATGACGCCCTTGATGCCGTGTTGACATGGTTCGAGGATCAGGCGATCGAGCATAAAAGTCGCAGCGGTTTGGAAGCACTTTTCCTGGGCGCTTACGAACTGGTGAGTAAAATTAGCCTGATTTTAGCGGTGCCAGAAGGCTTGCGAACGGTCGAGCATGTGCGCTGGGCATTCACCTTAATCAAGCGCGACATAGAGGAAAAAGTGGCTCTTGTGACGGCAAATGACCGCGAAAAAGACGATCCTGCGACGGCCCTTGCGGCCCGGATCTTGTCACTTTGTGGCGGCGATGATGGCGAAGCGATTGGCGTTTTGAGAAATCGCATGCGCAAAAGCCACCGGCCCGAGGATGTTGACAGCGTGGTTTCGCAGCTTGTGACCGCTGGGAGACTTGTCGAGATTGAACCACCCCAAGGACGGCGAGGGCCGAAAACAACGCGATATTGCAAGAAGTGACAATTTAGATTGAGGTTTGGACTATAATTAAAACAGGGCTAACGCTCTGTTTTTTTTATGTTTTCTTTGAAACTATAATCATAAACCATAGTCTAAGATATATAAAGAAATAGAGAGAGATATATAAATACATAAAACACACCCTTAGAGACTGTTTTACAGGTAGAGAGAGAGAAAGAGTATATATATACTATAGTTTATATTAACTATAATTACTTCTATATGTCTCTAGGGGTTGACGTAGCGTCAACTTGAGGCCGCGAGATTTTGCAGCGCACGGGCTTGCAAGTGGTCAAGTGTTCGGTCATTGTTGCTTGGACAGGGTGGCGGGATCATGGACAACATTATCAATCTAAACGACAGACGGCCACACGTGAGCAAGTACGTTGCTTGCATGGATTGCGGCCACGATTGGGCAACAGAGGCACCAGATGGCACAACGTCTTTTGAATGCCCGTCTTGTGGCAGTATGAGCGGCGTTGTGGTAAATCCGCATGACGGGGAGTTCTTCAAGGACTTCATGAGCAAAGCAGATGGCAACGTGCATTGGAATAAACGCATGGCGGTTTTGATCAACGCAAAAAACATGATAGACAGCGGAGCATATAAGCCATGAAGAACCAACGGCGTGACCAAGTGATTGACGAAGCCAAGCGATTGATAGGCGGTGATCGGCGCAACCAATATGGAGACGATACATTCCAAACACTGGCGGCGATGTGGTCGGCGTATCTGAGCGCTGATATTAAATCGCACCAGGTCGCGGAAATGTTGGCGCTGCTTAAGATAGCGCGCAACCGACACCAGCCTAAACTGGATTCATATATCGATGGCATTGGCTACCTGGCACTTGCAGCCGAGGAAGCTTTTGGTAATGACACGTGAGTTCGCATGTGATACAAGGAACAGGACACCACCTGTGTCGCTTCTTGTTAGGACCTTTCCCTCTCTGTAGGTCCGCCAACTATCCCCCGAGGTTTGGGTTATGCCTTGGGGGATTTTTTTTATGTTTAATGCCACAGTTGCACAGATCGCGATGCGACATTACAATGGTTAAACAAGGAACGGAGGAACAAACCTAAGTGGACAAGTGGCGCACACCAGAAGCACAAGAGTATCGCAAGCTGTACAAAAGCAAAGCGTGGCGCACGCTAAGAGAACAAGCGCTACTGCGGGATGCTTACAGGTGTCAGCACAAGGGATGCGGTGTAGCGATCAAGCGAGGGCGAACGGACCCAAGGGCAGCAGTGGTGCATCACATCAAACCGCACAAAGGAGACCTAGATCTGTTTTTCAACATCGACAACCTGCAATGCGTCTGCTGGACCTGCCACTCTGGACACATTCAATCAATCGAAAGCCGTGGATATGACACAACCATCGGCGCTGACGGTTGGCCGGTCGATCCCAATCACCCAGGAGCATGATGGGGGGGTGGGTCAAATCTCTATGGGCGCAATGGCGGAACCGGCGGTCGTAGCTTACGTTTTTCGCGTTTACGGAAAAAACTGAGGAAACATGGCAAAGAAGCGAAGCGATAAAAACAGCGTGACGGCAGCCCTTGGTGGATTTCAGGGTGCGATTGATAGCGTCCCATTGCCACAGGGCGTTGAATTGCGTAGCGACGAAGAACACGTTATTTGGGAACAATTCACGCGCGCGCGCGCACGCGAGGATTGGCGCGACATGGATCTGTTGCTGCTGGCCAAGGTGGTGCGCATGGAAGCTGATATTCGCAAACACCAGGACACGCTTGATCGGTCTGGCGTGCTTATCCAAAACAAACGCGGCACGCTGGTCGCCAACCCATTGCTGGCTGTGATCGATACATTGCAGCGGCAACAGATGGCGGTGATCAGATCAATGTCATTGAACCAGCAAGCCAGCGACCCGCGAACAATCAACGGCGCTGCGAAGGCTTCAAATGATGCAAGGCAAACAATTAACGGCTTCAGCGATGATGGATTGATCGCCATGCCAAGGGCAAACTGATGGAATTTTATGAACACAAAATTGTCAGCGTGGAGGATCTGATCCCCTACGCGCTAAACAGCCGAACGCACAGCGACGAACAAGTGGCGCAGCTAGCGGCAAGCATCCGAGAGTTTGGATTTACAAACCCGGTTCTGATTGATCAGGATGCTAACCTGATCGCTGGCCACGGGCGATTACTTGCGGCGCGTAAAGCTAAGATGGCGCAAGTTCCAGCGGTGGTGGTGACGGGCCTTGATGATCGAAAGCGGCGCGCGTTGGTGATTGCCGATAACAAGCTGGCGCTTAACGCGGGCTGGGATGAAGAAGCGTTGCGCGTTGAGCTTGAGGATCTAGCAGGCGACTTTGGCGAGTTGATGGGTTTTAGTCAGGATGAATTAGTGGCTTTGTTGAAGGGGGAAAGCGAAGGCGGCGAAGGATACTCAAGAGAATCGGGATTGTCGGAAAACTACAGCCGCAAGATTGAGGCGCCTATATACGAAATTACAGGCAAGTGTCCCGCAATTCCTGAGATGATGGACCGCGCCAAGACCGAAACGCTACAGGCCGAGATCGACCGCGTTGGACTGCCCGATGATGTCCGCGCCTTTCTGCACTTCGCAGCCGAGAGGCATACGGTTTTCAACTTTCGAAACATTGCCGAATTTTACGCGCACGCAGATGCGGGCACGCAAGACCTAATGGAGCGCAGCGCTTTGGTCATCATCGACTTTAACCGGGCGATAGAGGAAGGGTTTGTGAGCCTTGCGCAAGGCATGATGGAACAGGTTCGCGGTATAAAGCAAGACGCCGATGCAGCGTAATTTTGCCGCCTTTATCTTGACGCATGGCAGGGCCGATAACGTCAAGACCTATCGCAATTTGCGCAAGCACGGATATACCGGAAATATTTATCTTGTCATTGATGATGAGGATAGCGATGGGCCGGAATATCACGCGCGCTATCCCGGCGAGGTCGTCGAATTTTCCAAGCAAGAAGCGGAAAATTTATTTGATGAAGGCGACAACTTTACAGACCGCCGCGCAGTTGTCTATGCACGCAACGCCTTGTGGGGTATAGCTGAGAAGCTTGGCGTCACGCATTTCATTGAAATGGATGATGATTATACAAATTTTTACTATAGGTTTGATGAAGGTGGGTTCTATGGGAACTGGTGGGCGCGCTGTGATTGGCTTTTTGACAAAATGTGCGATTACTTGGACGCAACGCCTTTTGTCACTGTCGCGCTGTCGCAAGGCGGCGATCACATCGGTGGCGGCGCTGGGGCCGCAAAAAACGGTGCTTTGCGAAAAGCCATGAACGCTTTTGTGTGCAGGACAGATCGGCGTTTTGAGTTTCCGGGCCGGATCAATGAGGACACAACCGCATACACAAGCCTACAGCGGGCGGGCATCCCTTTCCTGACAATTGTTGCTGCGCAAGTTAATCAAGGATCAACGCAAGCCAATGAAGGCGGTCTAACCGATATTTACAAGGCGATGGGAACTTACATCAAATCGTTTTACTCGGTTATGTTTTGCCCCAGCGCGGTAAAGGTCGGCGTGCTGAAAGATGGCGGCAGTAAGGGCGGCACAAAAGTTGAAGGACATGCAAGGCTTCATCACAAGGTGAATTGGAAGGCCTGCGCCCCGCAGATCATCCGCGAGGCGCACCGTAAGACTAGAGGTTCTTGACGTGTGCCGCGCCTTCATCGGATACCGCGTAAATCATTTAATTTAAAGCGAGGTTAGCATGACACGCGGAGAAAAAGTTTGTCAGTTTATTGAAAAGTTTTGCCCCGTGCCGGAGGGCAAGCTTGTCGGGCAGCCGATCAAGCTGATGCCGTTTCAGCGCAAATTCATCTTGGAAATATACGACAACCCCAAAGGCACAAGCCGCGCTTACCTGTCGGTCGGGCGCAAGAATGGCAAGTCAGCGTTGATAGCCGCGATTTTGCTTGCGCACATTGTAGGACCAGAGGCGCGACAGAATAGCCAAATCATATCCGGTGCGCGAAGCCGGGAACAAGCCAGCCTTGTTTTTAAGCTGGCAGAAAAAATGGTGCGCCTGTCACCGCGCTTGTCGCAGCTGGTAAAAGTTATTCCGTCGCAAAAATCGCTGATCGGCTTGCCGATGAATGTTGAATATCGGGCGATCAGCGCGGAGGCTGGCACGGCACACGGCCTGTCGCCAGTGCTGGCGATCTTGGACGAAGTGGGCCAGGTGCGCGGCCCGACAGATGCATTCATTGAAGCAATCGAAACATCTCAGGGCGCGCATGACGACCCGCTGTTGACTGCAATTAGCACGCAGGCGGCAACCGATGGCGACTTGTTCAGCATATGGCTGGATGATGCCGAGAACGCCAAGGACCCGCGCATTGTGAGCCACGTTTACACTGCGCCCGAGGATTGCGACGTGATGGACCGCAAGGCATGGAAAGCGGCTAACCCGGCGCTTGGCAAGTTTCGCTCCCTAAAGGATCTGCAAGACTTCGCAAAGCAAGCAGATCGGTTGCCAGCCAAAGAAAATAGCTTTCGATGGCTATACCTGAACCAGCGTATCGAGGCGACTAGCCCATTCCTAAACCGTGGTGAATGGCAAGCGAACAAAGGCAGCGATGAAATTCCATATGGTTCATTTTGCTACGCGGGCCTTGATCTATCATCAAGCCGTGACTTGACCGCTTTCGTGATGGCTTTTCCTTTGGATGGGCTTTGGCAAATTAAATGTCAGTTTTTTATGCCTGCCGATGGCATACGCGACCGGGCGCAAGAGGACAAAGTGCCATATGACCTTTGGGCAAAGCAGGGCTTCATTACGCTGATCGATGGCCCGGTTATTGTGCCCGCTGTTGTGGCGCAGCATGTGGCCGAGGCGGGGTCTAATTATGACATACAGCTTTTGGCATATGACCGGTGGCGAATTAATGAATTTACAAAAGAGCTGGACGCTATCGGCGCGATTATAGAAATGCAACCTTTCGGCCAAGGGTTTAAAGATATGGCACCGGCAGTTGACAAGGTGGAGCGATTAGTCGCCGGTCACAAAATCAGGCACGGCGACAACCCGGTTTTGAATATGTGCGCGGCAAATGCGGTTGCAGAACGCGACCCTGCAGGCAATAGAAAGCTAAACAAAGCTAAGTCGACAGGCAGGATTGATGGACTTGTCGCGCTGGCAATGGCGCTGGGGGTGGCAGCCTTCGAGGATGAAGTTGTCTCGGCTTGGGATGACCCAGCCTTTACGTTTGGCGATTAACGTGCTAACTTGCGCCAAATATCGAGGACGCTCGCATGGCATTTTTTGACCGGTTCCGAAAAACGGAAAGCCGAAACCTAGAAAACCCGAACGCTCCGGTATCGGCTGCAGACTTTTTGCAGGTCATGGGATGGGGCGAAATGACTTCAGCCGCCGGCGTTAAGGTCACTACCGACACGGCGCTCGGTGTTCCTGCGGTTTGGGCGGCGGTCAACTTCCTAAGCGGTACGCTTGCGGGTTTGCCGTTGCACGTTTACCGCAAGACGGCGAAAGGCCGCCAGCGATCGAAAGGCCCACTGGAAGGCATCTTGCACGATGTGGCAAACGACAGCATGTCGTCGTTTGAATGGCGCAAGTATATGTTTGATCAGGTGTTTACCGGCGGACGATGCGTGACGTATATCGAGCGGTCAAAAAATGGCGCTGTGAAAAACCTATGGCCATTAGATCCGCAGCACACCCGAGTTGAGACACGCACCGACGGCAAGCGACAGCGGCGCGTTTACCTTTTCAACGGTGTGACATACTACGCAAGCGAGGTTCTTGACGTTCCGTTTATGGTCAAATCAAATGGGGTTGATGTGCGCGGCCCGATCTCGACAAACCGCGATGCGATTGGCATGGCTATCGCGGCCAGCCAGTATGGCGCAAAAGCGTTTCAGTCTGGCGGCATTCCGCCTGTCGTGTTGCAAGGGCCGTTTCAATCAGGCGCATCGGCGGCGCGTGCATCCGAGGATGTGGCCAAGACAACGGCCAAGCTGGCCCGCGAGGGGCGCCCGGTTATGGCGTTGCCTATGGGCCACGAGATGAAAACAATTGGCTTCAATCCGAACGAAATGCAACTGATCGAATTGCAGCGCTTCAGCATCGAACAGGTCGCGCGTATTTACAGCTTGCCGCCGGTATTCTTGCAGGATCTCACTCACGGAACATTCAGCAACACAGAGCAGCAGGATTTACAATTTGTTAAGCATACGCTGAAAAGATGGATCGAGCAGGTTGAACAAGAAATGAATCTGAAGCTGTTCCCGCGCGGGTCCAAGCAATACGTTGAATTTAACGTGGACGGACTACTTCGCGGCGATTTCAAGACGCGCATGGAGGCGCACGCAACGTCAATTCAAAATGCAATACGCACGCCCAATGAGGTGCGCACAATTGAGAACATGTCACCCCACGATGGCGGTGAAAACTTAATGGTGCAAGGCGCAACCGTTCCGATCCAAGCGCAAGCCACAGACGGGAATGATCCAGAGTGATGCGGCTAAGATCGGCGGCGTCGTTATTGTTGCAGTTTTAACGCGGGTGTGATACTTTTCGGCAACACCATGGAGGCGATAAATGTCAGAACGTGAATTGCGCACAGCAGCGCAGCCGATGGAAATCCGCGAGGACGAAGGCGATGCAATCCGCGTTTCTGGATATGCCGCAGTTTTTGGTGAGGAAACAACCATTGGCGGCATGTTCACTGAAGTGATCGATCGCGGCGCATTTGCTAACGCGCTGCAGCGTCAAGATGATGTTGTTTTTCTTGTCAATCACGACGGCTTGCCATTGGCACGCACGCGGTCAGGAACGTTGAAGCTGACCGAGGACGAACGCGGCCTGTATATGGAAACAGAACTGGACGGCACAGATCCAGATGTACGCGCAATCGTTCCAAAGATGAAGCGCGGCGACCTGGACAAAATGTCGTTTGCTTTTGTGCAGAAGCGTCAGAAATGGGACGACAGCGGCGATATCCCAAAGCGCACAATTCAAGACCTAGAATTGCATGACGTGGCAATCGTCACCACGCCCGCTTATGAAGGAACAGAAATTGGCCTGCGGTCGCTTGAAGCGCACCGTGCAGATGCAAAAAAGTCACAGTCAACAAGACGCCTTCGCATAGCAGGACGCATTTCACAAGCAACAAGACGCCTTCGCATGAAAGGCAAGCTGTAACGAATAGCAGCGGACTCCCGCTGTTTGCCCTTTTCGCGCCGTGGGCAAGCGCTCGGACTGATCGTCGTGATGACAGACCAGATCCCTTAGATGGAGGCCCGAGATGGCTGATATTAAAACTTTGCGGGAGCAGATGGCGAAAATTGCCACTGAGGCCCGCGCTAAACTTGACGACGTGACCGACGACACGCCCGAGGATCGCGCAGCGGAGATCGAACGCGAGTTTGATGCCATGATGGTCGATCACGACAAACTGCAAGCAAAGGCAGAGCGTCTGACGAAAGTTGAAGCTGCGCTGCGCGCTGGCGATGCGGTTGATCTTGACCGCCGCCCAAAGTTTGAAGACCGTTCTGCTCCTGCGGTAGACGAAGGTTTGCAGATTGATTATCGCGCGGCATTTGCCGAGATGATTGCCGAGGGCGGTGACGCTTATGTTAGCCCAGAGGTTCGCAACGTCTTGAAAGAGCACCGCGTACAAACGGGCGGCACGACCACAGCGGGCGGCTACACCGTTCCGACTGAGCTTGCCAGCTTCATTGAAAAATCAATGATTGCAACCGGGCCGATGTATGGCAATGGGTTGTTTACCGTGATCAACTCGGCAAGCGGTTCAACGTTCAACATTCCAACCATTGACGATACCGCAAAGACTGCCGAGGCGCATACAGAAGGCGGCACGGTCACTGACGATGGCGGAAAGGATGCAGTGTTTGGTCAAAAATCGCTTGGCGCGTTTGCCTTCGATTCAGAGTGGATACGCTGGTCGGCAGAGCTGAACGCGGACAGCATCTTGAACATGGAAAGCCTGCTTGGTGAGCTGATCGGCGAACGGCTTGGCCGGATTGCTAACAGCAAACTGACAACCGGTTCGGGTTCGTCTGATGTTGAAGGCATCGTGACTAACTCCACGCTTGGCGTCACAGCGGCAGCAACGGCGGCAGTAACGTCTGACGAAATCATCGACCTCGTGCATTCTGTTGATCCGGCATATCGCGCCGCATCAAGCACCGCGCTGATGATGAATGACAGCACGCTGAAAGCGGTTCGCAAGCTGAAGGATGGCGACGGGAACTACCTGTGGCAAATGGGCAACATTCAAGCGGGCATCCCGCAAAGCCTGCTTGGCTACAATGTCGTGATTAACCAAGCTATGGCCAGCCTTGCCACCGGCAACAAGGTCATGTTGTTTGGTGATATGTCCAAGTTTTATGTTCGCAAGGTCAATATGCCGAGCTTGTTCGTGGCACGGGAACGCTTTGCCCCGGATTATGGCATCCTTGGTTACATCCGCTTCGACGGCGCACTAATCAACACCGCCGCAATCAAGCACATGATCACAGCCTAATCGGCTTTAGGGTGGGCCGGGAAACTGGCCCACTAATAAAGCTGAAAGGAAACCAAATGCCAAAAGTAAGACTGCTAACATCGATGGCCGGAATTGCGTTTTCGCACAACGCTGGCGACGAAATCGATTGCAACGAAGCCGAGGCGGCGCGCTATATTGCGGCCGGTATTGCCGAGCCAATCGAGGCCGCAAAGGTTGAACGTGCCGTCAAGAAACCCA